CAAAGAAAATTTCAGCAGAAAACCTGTTTATCAAGGACAAGTATGTGAGTGAAGAATTGCGTAACTTGGCCATGGAAAAGAACTGTATCTTTGTCACAGCGGCACAGTTGAACCGTGGAGCTGTTGAAGAAGTTGAGTTTGATCACAGTCATATTTCAGGTGGTTTATCCAAGATTCAAACAGCGGATAACGTGTTTGGTATCTTTACTAGCCGTGCCATGCGTGAGCGTGGACGCTATCAGATACAGTTGATGAAGACACGTAGTTCCAGCGGTGTGGGACAAAAGATTGAGCTAGAGTTCAACATTGATAGCCTACGCATTACAGACTGTGAAGACTTGGAAAGCTATGGTTCAGGTGCTCAATCAGCAGGCAGCAGTCTACTGGCATCAATCAAGCAACGTTCGACAGTCACAGATGATCCTAATTCAGCAGCGCCAGTGCCCAAGGTACGTGCAGCTGTGGAATCTAGCAAACTGAGAGAACTACTAAACAATCTACCCGGAGATGACGCAGAGTAAACTGGGTGTTTAACTCCAAAAGAATAAATACCCATATAACCCAGGGGAAAATACATGCAGCTATACCATATTAGAGATCTAGCAGATCCAAACGTCAACATCATCAAAGACGATCCAGTGCGCCCGCACATTCCCCTGGAACAACGTATAAATGAGCAAGCTGAAATACTCCTACTCAAAGAAGCTGATAAGGTTCTAGCTGCTACCTGCATGGCCTGGTTAAATGACGTGCCCGCAGATGAAGCTGATCTAGTCAAACTGAGCGACGCAAAGTCAGTAGCTGTGTTCTATACCATTTGGAGTTATAGCCCAGGCGCAGGGCAACAGCTGATACAGGAAGCAGCCAAATGGCTAATGACTGAATATCAGGACATCAAGGCCATAGTTACACTAAGCCCCCAGACAGAAATGGCCCGTAGATTCCACCTAAAAAACGGTGCTAGAATACGCAGAGAAAACGCCACTTCAGTGAACTACGAATACTGGAGTCGCGACTAAGCCCCAGACAGCCGCGAAGCGCGGCGCGATAGAGTCCAAGAGCCGCGAAGCGGACAGCGGTAAAACGCGAAATATAGCGTTCTGCTGGCTGTAGCTCAACTAAATATTTCTAGCTAGTCTAGGAGTAACTATGCAAAACCATACGGCTATAAATGGGTTTCGTGATATTCTAGTAGAAACCTGCACTCGTCAAGGATGGACTATACCTGAACCTACCCTTGATTACACAGTAAAGATCTTAGCAGACAAGTTGGATAAAAACCCGTGGCAACCTGAGCCCAGCTATGCAGAACGCTATCTGACTCTAAAGACTGTAAGCGACGCACTAGACTTGGGCAACACCTGTTGGTTTACTCGTGCAGTGTTTCCAGAGCTGATGGAGCGTAGAGGCCTAAAAGCCAGCTATTTTGTGGATATGGGTCAGGGCTGTTATGGTATGGTTCTAAAGCATAATAAGCATCCAGCTATAGAAACACTATACACGCACTTTGAGTTCACAGCAGAAATGGTCTATACCGCAGTTCGCTACTATGGCGGATTTCGTGAAATGTGGGATTTATAATGCACAGAGCAGACTTCAATTGGGCCAGCGTACACAGCTGCAGGCAGCAAGATTGGGTGGATACTGTGGTCAGCGTAGAACAGTGGTTAGAACAGCATGTGGGCGTTAAGGGTGAGGATTGGGAATGGTACAGTCATACGGGCTGTGGTCAATTGGGCTTTAAGCGTGACTGTGACTGTATGTGGTTTAAACTAGCGTTCTGCTAACAGTCTAGCCCATAAGGGACCAATAAACTTAAATGTAAACAGGGCTATGGGAATGGCTACCAGCCAGTGTGTAAACCACAGTAGCCAGCTTATCAGTGGGGCGTGTAGGTGTGTTACAGTAAAGGTAATAAGCCCTGTGGCTGTAAGGGCAGTTAAGATCTGGGGTAATCGCATAGTAGTGTATATAGCCCGAAATGGGTCCTACAGTGAAAAAAAATTTGCCGCGCAAAAAATTTAGGTGAAGTACTTAAACTTTCACCCTGGTGATTTAGTACCTATATGGCGTTTTTTTGAATGTGCTGTTGTAAAAAAACAACAGTTTATAATTTATATGCCCCTCACCCCTACAACCAATCCTTCCGGCCTCTCAATCAAAAAAAGCCCTAACCTACCGGGAGCGAATCGGATCAGTTAGGGCTTCACACTACATACCGGAGTTGTGCTCCGGCACACGTCTACTTATCGGGAGCGAATCGAGTCAGTAGACAATTGTGAGCGAGCCTTTTCGGGAGCGAATCTACTAGGGCTAGCTCTGTATGCTGTAGCTTCTAAGGGCTTATCCTCGCATACATGTTACAGCAACAACATCCTTCCACTTGCTAGGCATGCTAACACGAATGTCAGCTACCTTGAGTACCATACGCAGGCTCAGCTCACGCATACGTTTGGCGTTGGCAATAATGAAGTCCACTACCTCTTGCTTGGCACTATCATCTAGATCATACTTGGCCAGCATGTCTGCATCGCGTACAACCTGCTTGATACGCAAGAGCTTCTCACGCTCTGTATCAATAGTTAGATCCAAGTAGTGACAGCGTGACTCTAGTGCTTCCAAGTGATCCTTCAGCTTCTTAGACTTTACGTGCTCGAACTTGATGTTGGTAATAAAGATACAGCCGCCCTTGAACTCGAAGCTGTTAGGAATGCCTTCGTTAGCCAGCAAGCGGCTGTCAGTGTTCCAATGGATCATGCGCTTTGAGCCCGAGTCCAATGCTGCCTTGAGAATGTTCAAGCTAAGGTCATCAAGCAGGACACTGTCACAGTCGTCGAACACTAGAATGCTTTTGGCGTCCTTGTAGGCAAACAGTTTAGCGTACAGTCCCAAGGCACTCATTGCACCCTTGACCACTTCGTACTTCTTCAGCTTCTCATCGTTGGCAACGTTAGCGAACACATCGTGCTTTGACAGTACTTGCTCAACACCAAAGCTCTTGCCCACGCCTGGAGGGCCTGTAACGATCATTGAGCGAACTTTGCCTGCTTTGACAGCACGGGTCATGTCTTCCAAGATCTCAAAGCGGTTAGCCAAACGCTGCATGACTTCTTCATCAGTCTCTTTGGTAGTCTTAACCACAGTGTCTTGCTCTAGGCTCTTGATCTCGCCCTTGCCTGCCAGCTTCATTACTCGTGCCATTTAGTTCGCTCCTAATGTCTATTTAAAAATCTATTATACTGTCAAGGGCACTGTTTGTCAATGCCCTTTGCAGTCTAATTTAGTCCAAACGTGAACCTGCGTAGGCTTCGAAACCATAACGCTTGAACACATCAGCTGCAGCTCGCGCACCCGCTTCTAGAGTGTCTACGTTCTGGCAGTGCATGCCGCTTGGGTTCCAGATTTGGAATGCCTTGGTGTAGTCTTGGCGCACACCTGCTGCTTTCAGCATCTTGCCCAACTTGGTGTTGCCTTTGACACCATAGATGTTAGTCCAGGCAAAGCCACAGGCATACTGATCACGTCCGCCCAGCTTGTCGTAGAAGAATTCCATTGCAGCCTTGTGTGCGGCTGCTTGTGCTTCTTTAACGATCTCGTTGACCTGCTCTTGTGTGTAGTTCATTTATCGCTCCTAGTTGTTTACGCTATGTAAGTATTATATGACCAAACACTCGATCTGTCAAGCCTTTGTGATCTTAAACCCTAGGGATTTCAGGGTCTTTATAGCTGCTTTGCAGGCTTCTTCGTCCGTGTCATCACGGTCTGCATCTTGGACGATCGCTTGCATTTCTTCGCAGGCCTTCCACAGACGTGCCCACTCTTTGCTTCCGTGAATGCGATCAAAGTCCATAAAGTCGTAGGGCTCGTCCAGGGCCACAACACCGTCTTCACGAACAGCCTTTGCAACCATGTCCTGGAAGGGTTTGTACTCAATCAGGCCCTCGTGCAGTTCGTCGCGATTAACGCCAGCACAATCAGTAACAGTACGACCGAACTCATAGAACAGGTCGTCGGTGATGCACTCTGCTACGAACATCATCTGCTTGGGGGTAACTTCGATAGTGATCTGCATGTTTCGCTCCTGCTTTGTTTGTGTCTATGTGTTAATTATACACATTTCGGACAACCCTGTCAACCAAAATACTTCAGATTCCGCCCTGGCGATCTACTCCTATCCACGATTGCTCTGTGGCTTGATTACAACAGATTGTCACATCCTTTAGGATAGCACGGAGTTCGGGTAGATTCACTTCTTCTAGGAACTTGGCCACAGCATAGTTCACGGTTTGGTTGTACTTAACGATGTCTTGCTTCATTTGGGCTAGGTATGCTTCCTTGCATTCGATGGTGCGGATTAGGTTGTCACGGACGGTGTAGATGTTCATTTCAACGCTCCTTCAAACGCTTCATCACAGCCATAACCTTAGGATCCTGCAACTTCAGCGTCAGTCGATCCCAAGCCTCTTCTTGCTCTCGGTGGTAAGCCATGCGACCTTGGCTACGAGCCTGCTCCTTCTTCTGGAACTTTGCGATTTCTTTCTTGCTGACTTTCATCTCTGCTCCTTA